TGGACGTAGAAGAGAGTCCGCCCTCTCAGTAGGGGGGCCCAGTCCGAATTCCAGGTCTCTGCTGGGGGTCTCCACCCCCAGTGGTGACCGGTGTCCTAGACACTAGGAAGGTGGATTGGGCCACCTGCAAAGAGAGTCGTAGGGAAATGTGGACGGCTTACAGAGCGCCTTTGCAAGGGGCTTTTGTGCCGGTTTGTAACCGTCCATGTCCGCACAACGAGGTGACCGCACTTGCAATGCGGACAATGGGGGAGGTCCCTGCCCAAGTGTTTGGGCCTGTGTCTGCCGGATCGGAGGCAACTTGGCGTCAACTTATCAGGTTTGCGCGCAGATACAGAGACGGGGCTCTCTCCTGGAGAGCCACTGCCGAGAGCTATTCCGGAGCTCTTCGGCGTCGATACCTAGAGGCCGCCAGGTCCCTTGAGGAAGATGGTTTGTCCGGCTACCAGGACTGGACCATCAGGGCTTTCCTCAAGACGGAGAAGAATAGGGTGCCAGGAAAAGCTATGAAGCCCAGGCTGATATTTCCCAGGTCTCCCAGGTACAACCTGGAGCTGGCATCCCGTTTGAAACCCTTTGAGCACTGGCTGTGGGGCCGGCTCGTAGGTTCCGTTTTAGGTTTCGACGGCTCGAGACTCGTTGCGAAGGGTCTGAACCAGAGACAGCGCGCCAACCTGATACGTAAGAAGTTTTCTTCTTTTCGTAGGTGCGTGTGTTTCGAGGCGGACGGGAAGGCGTTTGAGGCCCATGTGGGGCCGGCTGCTTTGAAGAAGGAGCACGCTGTTTATGCGGCAGCGTTTCCGGGCGATGTGAGGCTCGGGCGACTTCTTTCGGAACAGTTGGTTCTTCGTGGGTCAGTGTCTTGTGGGGCGAAGTTTGAGAGGAGGGGTGGTCGAGCCAGTGGCGACTTCAACACTGGGATGGGCAATTCGTTGTCTTTTCTAGTGGAGGTCGTAGCTGCGCTCCGGACTTTTTCCCTCTCAAGGTTCGACGTTTTGGTTGATGGTGACAATGTCCTTGTTTTTGTTGAAGAAGACGAGGCTGAACCTGTGCTGGACGGGTTTTCAGATGCCATTTTGCAAAGCTGTGGCCACGAGGTGCTGCTCGAACGACCGGCCCGTGTTTTGGAGGACGTGCGGTTTGGTGGGTCCGCCCCCGTGTTTTTGGGTGAAAAGCGCGGGTGGTGCATGGTGCGCGAACATCATCGCGTTATATCCGGGGCGTTTTCTTCACACGTGTACCTTCGGGAGCCCGTGTTCGCCAGGGATTGGATGGTGGGCGTGGCCAGGTGCGAGCTTTCTCAAGTTCGCGGGGTCCCCATATTGCAGTCTTTCTTCGTCTCAGCACTGAGAGCCTTGGGGCCGGCGAAAAAGGTCCGTGAGCATGCGCATAGGGATGCTCTCGCTTTAGGTGCGTGGTTTGCAGACGAGGACAGTTCGTTGGAGG